ATAGTTAGCGGCAGCACCGCTAACAGCATCAACAACATATGCTGTAACACCAGATGTCTCACCTGTGAGAGTTGAACCAATAAAAGAATAAACATTTACTGAAGCTACATTTTGATCGTTGTCGCGAACACGAACAAAAGGTACATTTTGATCATAGTTCATTTCTAAACCACGAACAGTACTACCTTCATCAAAGATATGTTCAGCAAATCGATCAATTTGATTCTGCTGAATGGTTTGCATTTGAGTAAGTTCACGAGCCTGAACTGCAAGTCCAGGACGAAACAATATTCTATGAAAGTTTTTTGTTTCATTATAGTCATCATAATATGGACTAACATTAAAGTTAGTCGACAAAGAATTCGTGTTAGCAATAGCCATTCAATTGATTCCTTAGAACTTCACGATTAATTTGATATCTTCTATTTGATCGTCTGCCCTCGCAATAGGACCACGATTCTCTGTATATAGTACGTCGCCTGTATATGGCTGTAAACTATTAGCAGCAATGCTTGCAACAGTAGCAGTAACGGAAGAAGTACCGCCAGTGATTGTTTCAGACGCAGAGAATGTACCATCTGTATCAATCACTCTAACAACACCAGCAGTATTTGCGCTGTTTGTATTTGCAAAACTAACAAATTTACCTGTTGCAGTAGATGTACCACCAGTAATTGTTTCATCGGATATATACCGACCACTATTTGATACACTCGTAACAGTTAATTTTGTTGTTATATCATAAGATGTACCAGCAGCAATCGAACCGTTTGCAAGAAGCGGATCTTTAAGAATACCAAGTGTGCGGAAATCGTTGACGATTGGGAATGTGTTGCCTTCAGAGCCATCAAGCTGAACATTGAGAACAACATTATGACCAGCAAGTTCACTCATAGCATCTGAACCATGACCGCCTGGAGGTGCAACATATCCTGTAGCGGTAGCACTAGAACCATGTGATGTATTAGCAGTAATTGTAATAGCCGCTTTTGAATAACCAGAACCAACTGAAATCATATTTACATAATTGACCGTGTTTCCATTAGCACCACCAATTACAACATTTGCATAAGCAGCAGCACCTGAGCCATCACCTGTAATTGTAACAAGAGGTCCAACTGCATACGTTGAAGAAGTGTTAGGAGTCGTACTGAAAGTAGTCTTTAATTGAACAACTTTTGTTGCCCCTACGTAATCCGTGATTTCACGTACTTGACCAGAGCCAAGACCAGACGCAATATACAGAGCAGAACCATTATAGATGTTATCCGTTCCTGAAGCGCCTGAAGAAAGTGTCATTGTGTCACCGTCTGCAACAGCGGCAAGCGTTCCAGATTGTGTAAGATAACTGTTTCCAGGAGCATTAACATCAATAATATTAATAGCACCGTTAGCAGCTGCAGCCTGAACATCCCACTGAGCGGAACCATCATCAGATGCAAGAGTCTTGACTGGTTGCCAGCTATTTGTAAGAAACTTTAAAGCATTACCAGCATCAACAGTATACATATATTTCCAATGATAACCGTCAGCGGTAACGAGGGTAGATGTAGAAGTACCAGTTGGTGCTACTGTTGAAGCAGCGCCTTTATTATTAAATAAACATTTATAGACATCAAACGTATCGCTTGCTACATACATACCATTCGAACTTGCTGGCGCATCATGCAATGTAGTTGATAGATTGCTATACTCGCGATAGACTTTACCAGAGGTCCAATTGTAGCGTGGGATTGTAAATGTTACATCTGCGCTCTGAACTCTTTTAGCAGCAAGCATCTTCTTCCAACTATTATAATCAGTTTCTTGAACTGAATCTGTTGGAGTAGGTGGATTGTTATCATCTGGCCATGCCGTTACACGAGCAATAAACAGATACATATTTGTGGACGCTGCTTCACCAAACGCTTCCTGAAATTGTTCAGCATTGTGAAGTCTAAAGCGACGAGTTACAATTCCTGGCATTTTTAATCAATCCTTATAATTCTATCTCTATTTAGTTTATTTATATAATTTGAATGACACTTATTTAAATTACTTAGTACCCTGCGATCTGACTATTAGTGATCCGACCATTGCAGAATGGTTAGCACATTGATAGTAGTATGTACCAGCAGTATTTGGTATCCAAGTAACAGTGCCAACTTGCGCGCCTTGGTTTGATGCGGCAGGTGTTGTGACTTGATTTCCAGTACCAGTACCAGCCGCTGTTTTAATATACAGAGGATGACCACTAGCATTCACAACAAGATTAATTGTATCATTAACATTTACTGTTATTATTTGATTGTTACCACTGACACCAGCCAGACGATCAGCACCAGATGTTACATATGCGCCACTACCACTGTTTGTGACATCTATACTGTATGACTGACTCTGTTGTGTATTGTAGTAGAATACACCATTTGCTAGAGTTGCTGCAGCGTATACTGTTTTGATTGTTGTCGCTGTATTCGAAGAAGTGGTGTCGATAAAGTATACACCATTTGCTGTTGGTCCATTGCGGTCTACAATTTTTATCTTCGTGTTGCTTGTTGGTATATCTGAAGTAAAGAATGTATCAGTACCAACAACTGCTTTTGCAGAGCCGAGATCACCAATACTCAACGTCGCATGTGTATTAATAGTAACAGTTTGGTAAGCTCCAATAATATTATTTGAAGTAATTGCAATTGATCCACGACCAAGCGCAAAAGTAGAAACATCTGTTTCTATAGTACCAAGCGTAGGCTGTAGAATAGATATACGCTCAATTGTTGGTATTGTATTCGCTGTATTAATAAAGGTAACTTGTGGTAAGTTAATAGTAATTTCAGATTGTATTTTATAAGAAATTTCTGTTGACCCTACAGTAACAATAGGAGGTTCGGCTTCAGAGAATAAACGCACCCGACCAAACATCTTTGTTCCAGCTGGATGTACAATATCATTTACAAGTTTACGATATGTGTTTGTAAATTGGTCAGAATTAATTTCATATGAGAAATCTTGATAATAACGGTTATCCTGAAGTTTATTATTCCAACTTAACCAACCTTTAGTATCAACATATTTTCCTGGGTATTCAATGACACCAGAAACAAACGGATTACCTACAGCGCCCTGTGTTCCTGCTCTTGTTGAGTTACTAATATTAATTTCATCATCGCGGTTATAGTTTGTACCAAAAGTAGACACATTAACAGAAGTAATTGCTCCTGGAGCATGTGCAGCAACAATGTTTGCATTGTTACCTTTAATACCACCACTACCATCGGGTATCAATGAACGAGCAACATTCTCTTGTACTATCGCTGAAGTTGGAAGTGTAGAATATCCATACCCATAATTCGTAGTAGTGATTGAAGCAATTGTTCCAACTGTAACACTATCAAAATCAAGAGAGGCTAATGTAGAAGCTACGTTTGCAGTTGCAAAATTAGTTCCAACTGATGCAGTGTTTGCTCCTGCTGATACAAACGCTGGACCTGTGTTTAAAATAACATTTGCCACAGGCTCAATAGTATTAGTCATTATATTGAGAGTTTCGGTATTTGAAATACTATCAATCGTGAACGCTGTTTCAGAACCACCATTGTCTGTAATCGTAATTGTAGCATCAGTCCTGTAACCAGAACCACCATCTGCAATAGACCATTCAACAGCACTCTGGTCGTTTGTTGCTGTTACAGTACCTTCAGCACCAGAACCTGATGGACTTGTAAAAGTTACAACATCATCTACTCTATGAAACGCCCCGCCCTCAAGGATATCGACGCCTTGAAGTGGACCACTCAATGCTACGACTGTTGCATAAATGCTATTATTACTAACAAGAGCAATCTTTTCATTATCTTGGAAAGCGCCAACAACATCAAGTAAATATAACTCATCAACCAATGAGCCGCCTGAAATACTACCAATAATTTTATCTACTTTAGCAGTAGCACCACTCGTCAAGCCTTTTATATTTTGGTTGTCAAATTCGGTTGTGACTCCAACACGAGGAGAACCAATACGAACAGATTTTTCTATTAGCCAACGACCATCCGATACACGAAGCATATCTTCGCCTGGATAATAAAAGTCTATTTCTTCATTATAGAGTAGACGGAATAAAAGACGATATGATAGCTCTGATCCTCGAGCACGATGCATATCCTTAGCATGTTTTGCCAGCTTTTTTCTATCAGCGAGAGTTGATCTTGGAATATTATCTATAATCTCACGATGAAAATATTCTAAATATTTGTCATATGTGTTGTCGATGTCTTGATAGTTGATTAGATTTTTAGAAACTTCAATAGCATTGTTAGCTTGTTCGGTCCACTCATAATACGCTTTTACAAACGCAACGAGGTTTGGACCATCATCTCGTGCGAACTGAGGGAACTGTTGCTCAACTAATGTGGATATCTTTTTATCTATTGACATTTATTAATACACCGATGGTGAAATATTAGAGCCTGAATTTTCAGTTGTCACGCCAGTTGTCGTAGCTGTTACTGTATTTGCAGCAAGTATAGTAGTTGTATCATCAATAACTGAAACAGTAGCGCCTGCAATTAATAGTATTTGGTTTCGAACTGCATCAACGTCGTTATTTTTTGGATTAGCAAATACACTCAATGAACTACCAACAAATGCGGTTGGAAGGAACGATGTTAAAGTAACAATACCCGTCAAGTAATCTACAGTACCCGCTGTTTCAGACAGATACACTCTGGTAGAATTTAACAAATAATATATACGAATGTTTCCATTGCCATCATCATCAAAATAACAAGTTTGATTTTGAAAAGTAAATACACTCGAACTAATTGTATATTTGTGACCAGCATGAGGATTTTCTAATACATTACCAAAAGAAATATTATACGTTGAACTTGTTGTTAAGCTAGGAATAAACCTTTTTTCGATTGTAATTAACGTAAGGTTACTCACAATAGATGTGTCTGCCGCATCGATAGTTTGAATAAACTGAGAATATCTAAATCTATTGCTATCAAACGTACCGAGTTTAGTATTTTCAAAATTAATAATAGCGTTAGTTACTTTGGTTTGAACCGCTACGGCAGAAAGAGTGGTGGCTTTCGAGTTATATCTTACAGTAATTGTTGGTTGAATGTATAAGAAAGAAGCATCAACAAACTCTGGATCAATAGAAAGAACATTGTATTTTTTAAGCTGTGTTCTAATGTCTGTTTTTCTCTGAGAAGAAATAGTGAAGCCATTGACTGGTTTAATTGAAAGAAAAACTTTTCCATAAACAGCAGGGACATTCTCTTCACCACCCCACACACTGACTGATTGAAAGTCTCCGTTATCTCTTAGAATAATACGTTTATAATCATCAGAGAGAACTGCACGGTTTTGTGTTTCATAGTTCTTTGGAGCATTGAACTTAATTGATTCAATTGATTCGTTGTCAGAACCACCTGCCGTAGGAGCATTAACTATTGTTGTAAACGCATTAAATCCGCCGAGCGTCGATGGGCTTGTAAAAGAATTAACATCATTACCAAGCGTACCATTACAAATACGATAGTTAGCAATAACTATATTGTTATCATCTGGTGTCTTACCAATTACATTATCACCAAAATAAATTTCATACTGACTATCTTCTACTTCTTGTAAAAAGTATACGGCGCTATTTGCTTGAACCTGAGTAATATCGTTTGCAAGATTATATCGAACAGAGCTTTGATCGTCGGCTGCTGTTTGGACATCAACAGTAATTGATGTTGTATCTACATTTTCATTAGGAAGAATGTAGCGAACAGGATCGTTTGTGCTTACGGTAAAACGATGTGTTACTGGACGACCTTCTGTAATTGTAATATCGCCTGTGTAGTCATCATTTGAACTTAATGTATATGCTTCTGGTGTGACAAATTTATATATTTCACCATCTAACGTAGCAGAGAACTCTGAGTTCTTAGCAACCGTAACAGTGTTTGGTGCGCCTGTAGGTGTAATAGCAACATTAACAGTTGTACTTGCTCCACGAGCAGAACGAGGAACATAGTCAAGCATCTTTGCTCTTGATGCCACACTATCACGAAGCTGCGCGGAATCGAGGAACATCTCGTTACCAATCATGCTCGTGTAAAAGGCGTTTTGATAAGTGTTGTATGCAAGGAGATCCATTAGCATACTGATCGTAGAGCCTTCAAAGTTATAGTCGGTAAACTCTGGCTTTGCTTGAATGTAAGTCTTCATTGATGTTTTGATTGCATCAAAATTAAGACTTGTTACACTGATTGCTGAATTAGCTGCCATCTATCTTACTCTTTCCAATAATACATTGACGGAAATTGGTTGCGCATCATTTTTTATTCGAAATGTAATTGTGACATTAATAGCATTATTATCTTGATTGAAATCACTTACTATGTCATCAATTATTGCTCTTGGTTCATAGTTATCTAATGCTGTTCGAATGTTCTTTGCAATATTATATTCTGTGATTGGATCCATATTCTCAAATAACTGTGAGAGAATATCTCCTCCAAAAGTTGGATTATATGGTCGCTCATAGAAGTTAGTGAGAACAATATTTTTTACACTCTGCTTTACAGCATCACGGTTGACTAATGCTTTCACATTACCAGTGATAGGATGTGCTGTAAAACTCAGTGGTATATCTTTAAATACTGGTTCTTTAAGTTCAGGCATACTACTTCTCTTTGTTTTTATTATTTATAATAGATTAATCAGCTTTTATTCCAAAGTTTCCAAGCCATTCGCCTTCTGGTTTAGGGCACCAACTCAACTTAGCTTGCTCAACTGAAACAGAATATGTGCCGTCAGGATTCTTTGTTGCTTGTGTTAAATTAGATTCACCATCAGCTTTAAGAAAAGCAACACAGTCTACGAAACGTTGTGTTGTATTATCTACTTCTTCTTGGGTGGTAGATAATACAGATCCTGAGTTTTGAAGTTCTTTAATTGTTTGAATCGTCTGTTTTGCGTTTATGGCATAAGAACGAATAGTTGTATACATCCAAGCCTCAAACTCTAATTGAGTAGAATAACCTTTTGGTTTCCAGAAAAAACCACTACCATCTGGTGCTTCTGTTTTAATAAATATTTTAACAATTTGATTGCTTGATTTAGGAGTCATGCATAAACCAAATTCAGGACGTAATGTAACTTTGATAGTTTCTGGTGGAGTAGGTGGTTGAACAGCAGTAGCTGGTGGTGTAGATGTTTGAGTTACCTCTTTTAATTCAGGAGTAATAGGTGCTCTTACATTGCTATTATCAACTGCTGGAGTTACTTCTTCAACAGGTTTTGGTGCTGGTGGTGGTGGTAATTTAATAGCATCTGTTACTGGTGCATCTGGAACTAATCCTTTTACAACATATTCATAACCATTGATTTCACCGTCCTCATCATATGTCGGCTCTGCATCAAGATTAGGAATGTCTTTACATATGTCAAACGATAATAACGCATTTAAATCACCAAGCAAAGCATCTAAGTCTAACCCAGGAGCATCACCAAATAACTCTTTAATCTTATCAATTTGTGCAGCTAAATCTAATGCTTTTAATGGGTCGTTCAGTAAACCAATTAGTTTTGCCATTTCTAACTGAAGATTAGGAGGTAGGTCTGGTATTTCTGGAATCAATTTTTCTAATTCAGCAAGAGCTTTATTCATCTCACCTTCAAGCTGTGATTGTAGACTAGCAATACTACCAGCAATACCACCAGCCGCAGCAGAAAGCTCTTTCATAGCATCATTGATTGCTTTGTTTGCAGCATCGAGGTTTAATATATCTAAACTTAAACCACATTTTGATAAGTCAGGAATCATATCTTAAACTCCAGGAGGTGTTGGTGGGGTTAAGTCAGTACAGTCATTTGAACTAGAGCGAGCTGGATCACCACTACATGCATAGTCAACACCCGCTGCGGTTCTAAGATGATAATCTTTACCCTTGCGTTCCCAGTAATCCCCATTATGATCAAACTGGCTTTCAGCAGTATACTTTGAGAAGTAGTTACCAATATATGTTAGGTTTGCCACACCTGTTACTTGCTTAATGAACGTAGAAGCAAACGACATTGTAGCAGCTCCAATTGATTTAAGAGTAAATGTTCCTCCAGAAGCAATTGATATATTGCCACCACTACCAATATCTGTATTTTTAACTGCAGTGAATGATGTATTCCCAGATACCATTGTTGAGCTATTAACAAATACAGTCTTCTCTTCACTCTTTTTAATTTTTACAATGTTACTTTTACCAATGGTTTCATCATAGAAGCCATCAACAGTTGTTCTTCTATCACCAGAGACACGCATTGTTTTATTGCCGTTTATTTGAGACGACTCATCTGACATAACTTCCTTCAGATCATTGCCTTGAATCTTTGTTACACG